ATTTGGCAAAGACCTGTTCACCAACCGCCCGCTCTCAGAAGCGACCTCCTCGCTCGACGCTATTGCTCGGGCGGTGAGCGGCAACCCGTACGCCGATGTGCCGACTATCCCAGAGAAGTTGATCGAGGCGGCGCCGTTCGTTGGCCGTCCGCTCTACGTCGCCCGCTCGCTGCTCGATGATCGCGGAGGGCAGTCGCTCCAACATCGCATGGGCAAGACCGCCTTGAACGCCTTGTCCGGAATCAAGATCCGCGACGTGGCCCAGCAAGACGCTCTCGCTGATGCCGTGCGGCAGATTGAGGAGTCCATCGACCCGTACACCAGAGAGTTCAAGCAGACCTACATCCCCGAGCACCTCCAGCCAGGCGTGCCGCAGTGGGCGTTGCAGCGGATGGCCGTCTCCCGAGCGCTCGGACGCGAACGTCGCGAGGCCCGGAAGAAGGTCGGTGAGAAAAAGAAGCCCAAGAAGCGTAAGTCGGACACCAGTGCCATCTCGCTATTTGAGTAGCGACGGCACGCACGGGATGTCCCTTCGCACCTGCGACCAGTCGATGTAGCAACGCTCGGCAAGTCCAGGCGTCTTGTGACCAAGATGCAGCCGACCCTTGCCGGGATTCTCCATCTCGATGTGGGTGGCCCCGCTGCGGCGTAGCCACTTGGAGGATCCTGCATACTTCATGCCACGCAGGTACTTCCGCATCCGCCGCCGGCCCGAGTTCTTGGACATCACCCACCCCAGCACGCGACCATCGGGCGACCGCTCCAGCATCTCCTGAACAGCCAGCAGGCAGGGCTGGCTCATGATCTTGACGTGCGGCTCGCCGGTCTTGTGCTGCGACCAGCGGACGGTTCCGGCCTCAAGGTCGAAGTCATCTTGCCGCATCTCCCACAAGTCCCCCTGCCTCGCACCAGTTTCGTACCCCAGCAGCATCCAGCACCGCAGGAACAATCCGACCGTCACCCGCTTCCGCCGCACCTCTGCGGTGAGGGCGAACGTCCCCTTGACAGCCGTACAGCACTGTTCTATAGTCCACGCCCGAGTCGGACGCCGGGCGAGTTTGATCTTGACGATTCCGCGTGGCGGTCGATCAACTACTTCGGTTTCGTAGGCCCATTTCCAGATGCCCACGAGAATCGCCCGCTCGGTCGCTGCGGTAATCGAAGCCACCTCGACGATTCGCTTTTGCAGGTACTTGTTGATGGCATCGACGGACATGGTGCGACAGGCCGAGCAGACAGCACGGACATTTCGGGCGTAGCCGGGACTGACGGATCTGGAGCGTAGGTATCGCTCCACCAGAACAGGGAGGTTCTTGCACATGGTTGCCTCGCTTGAATTGCGGGATGCTTTAGGCGGCAGCGGCACCGTTGGTCATGCCCGCGCAACCGAAACATCCCTCTCGTCTGGCACCCAGCCCCTACAAGGAGCATGTACGGCCCAAGATTCCGGGTCGCACGAGCAGCATGTAGGGGCCGTGATTCGGCGTGGAGAAGCGAACGCCGATTATCACGCCAATGAAACCCACAGGTCGTGCAGCCGAGTCCGGACGCTCCTTGACTCGCCTGTCCTGTACTACCAGCGGTACATCGCCAAGACCCTGCCACCGTTCTCCAGCAGCGCCACCGATCACGGCACGCTGCTGCACTCGTGGCTGGAACTGGGCGACGACTTCCTTGAGTCGCTGGTCGTTCCTCCACCTTCCACCCTAACGGCCACCGGGCTCGTAGGCAAAGAAGCGGAGAAGTGGGCCAAAAACGAGGCTCCGGAAGGGGCCATTGTCGTGTCCCCGAAGGAGCGAGCCCAGATCGTCGCGGAAGCGGCGGCGATCAAGAGCAACCCCGCCGCCGCTGAACTGCTGTCCACCGTCGTGGAGCATGAGTTGAGCGTGTACTGGGAGTCGGCGGACGGCCATCGGCTCAAGTGCCGCTTCGACGCCCAGACCGCAGACGGCTTGGTCATCGACCTCAAGACCACCCGCGAGGCAGACATCCTCGCGGACTTCTGGAAGTCGGTGATGTCGTTCCGCTACCACCTCCAGGATGCGTGGTATCGGTGCGGGATGGAGGCGATGGGGCTGGAGCCGCAGCCGCTCCGCTTCATCGTCATCTCCACCTCTCTTCCTCACGACTGTCAGGTCGTGACTCTGCCTGCGGCTGTGGTCGCAGAAGGTCGGCGTCTCATGGATGCCGCACTGGCTGAACTTCGTCTTCGTGAAGACCTCGACTGGTGGTTGCCGGAAACGCACGGCGAGGTCGTTGAACTCCAATTTCCGGCTCATGTTCTGGGGAGAATCTGAAATGACTTCGGTAATCGCAGAGTGGCCCGCAAGCAGCGCACAACTGGACAAACTGTTTGAGGCCAAGAGCAAGGCGCTTGGTGCGATGAAGAACGCACCTCGCACCAGCAACGGCCACTTCGGCAAGTACGCTGACTTGGCGACGATCATCGACACGATCCGGAAGCCGCTGGCCGACAACGGCCTCGACGTGATCCAGTGCTTCGTGCCGTACGACGACAACTACGTCATGCTCGTCACGACACTGGGCCACTCGTCTGGTCAGTTCATCCGTTCGTTCCTGCCCATCAAGGCATCGCTCCAGCCGCAGCAACTCGCGGCGACGGCGACCTACCTCAAGCGGGTCGAACTCGCTGCCATCGTGGGGTGTGCGGCGGAGGACGAGGACGACGGTGACACGGCACAGCGGGCCGCTATCGCATCGGCCATCACCGACGAGCCCAAGATCGAGAAGGCGCTGATCGCCAACATTCGGGCCGCGAAGGACGAGTTGGCAGTGCAGAGTGTTCTCGGCCGCGTCGAGCGGGGCGTCGAGGGCGGGCAGTTGTCGGCCGCTGCGGCGGATCGGGTGCGGCTCGTGGCCGCTGACTGCGTGGCGAAGTTCGCCAAGCCGTCCGCCAAGAAGGAACAGCGGGAGCCGGTGGCGGCTTCTTGATCGGAACTGGCAGGGAAGGGCCACCTCCTCAGCGGCACGCCGGATGCCGTCCTCCCATCCGGCACTTTCAAACCATGACTCCAGACATTCAACGCTACATCACGCTGGCTCAGGGCGTTTCAGCGCATGCCCAAGCGGAGACGCTGAATCCCGAGACGGCCGTGCAGTTTTGCAAGGTCATCCTCCCGGCATTGCTGGTGGAGATCGAACTGGCCCAGCGGGTAGACGCCCGTCTCTCGCAGATGTTCCCGGCTCCGCAGGCCCCGCCGCAGGAGTGTGCGGCGACCGTGTGCAGCAGCCGGTGGTCGGCCACGCCCGCCGACAAGTCGCGGAAGGCCAAGAAGAAGTCGGCCAAGCGGGCCACCAAGAAGTCCAAGAAGAAGGAGGGCAAGGATGTCCACGCTGCTTCGTGACTACCAGCGGTCTGCCGTTGCCGCCGTGTGCCGTGCCGCCAAGAGCGGTCAGAAGCGGATCGTCGTTTGCCAGCCGGTCGGCTCCGGCAAGACGGAGGTGATGGCGGAACTATGCCGCATCGCCCGCTATCCGCTGATGGTGGTGCCGCTCATCGACCTCATGCGTCAGGGCCGGGATCGCCTGGAACTGCGGCTGGGCGAGCGGTGCGACATTGAGCAGGGCGGCAACTTCGCGGAGAGCATCGAGGGTCTGCGGCGTCGAGTGATCGTCGGATCCCGAGACAGCCTGCTCTCCAGCGGCCGGTACAAGGCGACTGCCTATGAGCGGGTGTCTCTGGTGCTGGTGGACGAGTGCCATGTCGGCATGACGCCACGCATGGAGGAGATGCTCCGCTGGTTTGAAGATCGCGGGGCGACCATCGTGGGCTTTTCCGCCACCCCGTACAAGGGCAAGGGCAAGGCGTTGCGGTACTGGCCCCGCCCGCAGGTCGTGTACTCGCTGATGGACGGCATCAACGACGGCTACCTCATCGGCCCCCAGTGCTTTCTCAGCGAGGCCAAGTCGTTCGACCTGACGCTGGTGGACGACGAGGCCGGGTGCTGGAACAAGTCGCAACTGGCGGCGGTCCTCACGGCCGAACACTTCGCCCAAGAGGTCACGAGCCTTGTGCTTTCGACCTACCGGAACCAGCCGTCCGTCGTCTACGCCTGCAACCGCAGGCAGGCGGAACTGTTCTGCGACGTGTTCGCCCGCTACCAAGCGCGGGTCAGCCTCGTCCACTGCCGCCAGAATCCGGAGGAGCGGAAGGCACACATGGACGCCTTCCTGGCTGGCGACACGAAGATCATCGTGAACGTCGGCATCTTGGGGTACGGCTGGGACTTCCCGGCCCTGCGGAACATCTACATGGCGGCTCCGACCCGGGGCCTGTCGCGGTATGAGCAGCGGCTTGGTCGTGGCACCCGTCCGCTGCCGGGCACCATTCATCCCGAGATGAGCCGGGACGAACGGCTGGCGGCGATTGCGGCGAGCGAGAAGCCGCACTTCAACATCTACGACATCACCGACAGCAGCCGGAACCACCAACTGCTCAACGCCCTGCAAGTTCTGGACGCCAAGAGCAGACTCAAGGCGAAGCGGCGTGAGCGGATGGCAGCATCGCTGTCGATGGAGGGCACCAGTGCCGTCGAGGCGATTCGCGAGGCCGATGCCCTCGATCTCGCTGAACTGGAAGCCCAAGCGCAGGAGATCATCGAGAAGCGGAAGCGTCTCATCGTCGGCGTGAACTTCGACCACTCCACACGCGACCTGTTCTCCGAGCCGGAGGGCAAGAAGAAGCGTGGCTGGCGGATGATGTACGGCAAATACAAGGGCGTCACTCTCGACTCCATCCCGGAGGGCTACCTCTCGTGGGTTCTGGAGGCACAGAAGAAGGAGACGCCGTTCAAGTCTGCGGTTCGGAGGGAACTGAGCCGCCGCAAGGAGAGCCCTGCGTCCCGGTAGGAGGCCGCATGAGCGAAGGATCGCCCGATGAGCGTTTCGTATCACAAATCGGCGTGGCAATGGCTGTGGAGCGGCTGCTTCGGGCAGGCTTCCACGTTGCCGTACCCATTGTGGACGACGGCTATGACCTGCTGGCCTTCGATGTGCGCCGCTACTGGCGCATCCAGGTCAAGGCGTCATCGTCTCGCGGGGCAAATCGATCACGCATCCGCATTGGTAGGGGCCAAACGAAGTGCGAGGCGTATGACCCTCGCCACGTTGATGCGTTCGTTCTCGTCAATACGCGGACGAACGCTGTCATGTGCGTACCAGTGGCGGAAACGCACGGCAGGAAGTGGGTTTCATGGCGGGCCGCTGACAAGTGGTCAGACATGGGCGTCCTTCGGCAAATCAAAACACAGCGCTGTTGATTTTCTCGTATCGGTCAGCGCTCAAGAAATCAAAACGGTCGAGCCTAAACAAACCGCCCTGGATGGAATCGGGCGGCTGAGTGGTGACGGCACGAAATCCGGGCAACGGGCAGGTACTCGATCCTGCAACAACGCTACGTCCCGGTGGTTTGCTGAGGACAGGGCCAAATAAGGCCGTTCACCGCTACCCGCACAGGGTTGCTGACGCAGGGCTCCCGGCCCTTCTCAGCACGGAAGCGGTACGGACATAGGGAGCGGTGAGGCGATGGCGAAAGACTTGGTTCTTCTCCGGTACACGGACAGCAGCGGCGAGAAACTCGCGGCCATGTGCCGCCCGAGCGAGGGCGTGGATGTGCTGCGGGAGGTGATCGGGGAGGAGACGGACGAGGATCGTCAGTGGTTCTCGCAGGAGCATAAGTCGGCGGTGGTGATCGACACGAGCGGCACGGTGGTGGTGACCTCTGCGGAGGACTTGACGCTGCTGTCGTTCTGGTTCGCCGTCGCCGCCCAGTGGCTCAAGACGCATGGAGGTTGAGGTGTCCGATTTCACGAAAGGAGTGGTGGTCATGGCGGGATTCATGTCGCAGGCGTTGAGCGTGTTGCTGAAAGAGAACAAGGAACTGGTGGATGCCGCCAAGACGCTGGGTGGCGTGGCTGCGTGCAGGCAGGAGAGCCTGGACAACTGCATGGACTTGGCGACGGGCAGGCAGGTGCATCGCTACACGATCACGTTCGACAACCTGGAGGATGCCACGAGGTTCGCGACCGCCGTGTCCGACATCGTGGACGCCACGACGGAGGAGGGCGATGAGTGATGGGCGTAAAGAACTATCGGCCTTCGCGGAGGCTTACGGATTTTGCGCGGTGTGCTGGGGGCGAGAGTCGCTGCACATCCACCACTTGCAGCAGGGGGCGGGTCGCTCGCACGACCGCCGGAACCTCCTGCGGCTCTGCATGTGGTGCCACGAAGGCTTGCACTTCGGCGGGAAGCACGACCTCAAGAAAGGCATGCTCCTCACCGCCAAGCGAGAGGTTGACGACGCCCACTACGATCCAGCGTTCCTGGCTTCGCTGCGTCTCAAGCGTCATCTGGGCTATGAGCCGGAGCGGTATCCGGTGCGTGTGTTCGTGTTTCGCAGGAAGAACGGAATCCCGCAGGAGTTGAAGCACATGGCGATCAACAGCAGGCAGAAGGGCAAGCGTGGCGAACTGGAGGCTGCGGCCGAGTGGAACCGGCTGCTGCCGCAGGCCCACTCGCGTCGGTCGCAGCAGCACAGCGGCACGGAGTCGGCCAGCGACCTCATCTCTCCTGGCACGCCGCACCTGTGGCTGGAGGTGAAGCGGGTCGAGCGTGGGCTGAACCTGCACGCCGTCATGGACAAGTCCCGTGAGCAGTGCGGGGAACTCTGCCCGGTGGTGCTGCACCGGCAGAACGAGAAGGAGTGGCTGGTGACGTTCCCGCTGGAGCAGATCAAGCGGTTCGTGCAGCAGGCACAGGGAGCGATGTGATGAACGCACGAGTCATCGACTGGGACGGAGACGACGGCGAGGAGGAGGAAGTCCACAGCCCGATTCCGGACAAGGACGGCTGGGTCACTCTCAAGGAGGGAAAGAACGATGCAGGTAACGCTGGAGTGGTTCGAAGTCAGCCGAGCGGCGCTCGTGGGCGTAAGCCGAAACGTGGAGGCTCTGCGAAAGGGTCTGCAAAACGCCCGGCCCACAAACGAAAACGAGTGGCACGTCCACATTCTCGGCGCACTCGGTGAGTGTGCGTTCGCGAAGGCGACCAACCGCTACTGGAACGGCAGTGTCAACACCTTCAAGTCGGGCGGTGATGTCGGTGACAACATCCAGATCCGCACGCGATCCAAGCATTCCTATGACCTCATCGTCCGATCCGGCGACAGGGACAGTGACGTGTTCGTGCTGGTCACGGGTGGCCCGCACGAGTTCACCATTCATGGCTGGATGCCCGCTGCGGAGGCGAAGCAGCCGAAGTTCAAGGCCAACTACGGCGGATACGGGGAAGCGTATTTCGTCCCGCAGTCGGCGTTGCGTCCGATAGACCCATTGGTGTGCAAGGAGTGCTGACCATGAACGCCACGACGATGCAGACATACACCGGCAGGCTGATCGACCTCGCCCACTTCAGTGAGGAGGACGTTCGACTGCCCGACATCTCACATGCCCTGTCCCTCATCAACCGTTTCACGGGCCACTCCAAGTGCCCGTATTCGGTGGCCCAGCACAGCGTCATGGTGAGCCGCATCACGCAGCCCGAGAACGCCCTGTGGGGTCTGCTGCATGATGCCAGCGAGGCGTACTTGGGGGACGTAGCCACGCCGCTGAAGAACCTACTGCCCGGCTACCGGGAACTGGAGGAGCGGGTGCAGCGCACCATCGCCCGAGTGTTCCGGCTGTCGTGGCCGATGCCACACGACGTGAAGCAGGCCGACCTGCGGGCGTTGATGGCGGAGAAACGAGACTTGATCTCCTGCTCACATGACTGGGGGATCGACGTGGAGCCTGCGTGTGGGCCAGTGAATCCGTATTGCTGGACGCAGGCGAAGGAGTTGTTTGAGTCGCGCTACAAGGAGTTGGTGAAGTGATAAAGGTAACTGAGGACAAGTCGGTCAAGTACGACAGCGGTGCCGTTCGGTCGAGCGATGCGGAGGCGACGAGGTACGACCTCATCACTCCCATCGGCTTGGCGGCGGTGGCGGCTATAACTGGGAAGCCGGCATGCCTGCCAACGACATGCTGAACCATGCCCTGCGTCACATCTACATGTTCCTCTCCGGCAACCGGGACGAGGATCACTTGGGCCACGCAGCCTGGAATGTCATGGCTGCAATCCACTCGCTTGAGGTCTGGCCGCACCTCAACGAAGGGACTCTCCGCAGCGGCTATTGTGAGGCACCGACAAAATAATGATCGCCGTCGCCGTAACGGAATACGACGACGAGAACATCGTTGAGGAGTGCGAGACTGGCTGGAGGAGGTTTTGTGCAGAAGTTCTCGTTCGGACCCATTACCACGTTCGGGAGTTGTGCCGTCGCCACAGGCGTCTGGGCTACAGGCAGATGCTCCCATCCAGCAGAAAGGAGTGGGAGATCCTGCGCCGTCAGGTAGCCGCCTACAGGTGGGCCTTTGACGGCACCGGAGGGGAGTTCACGTTTGACCAGACGTGCCGGGATTTGAGCCTCGATCCCGAGATCGTGCGGCGAAAACTCCTGTCCCTGTGTAAGCCCGAGCGGGACATAAATCTTCTGGTGAAGTGGGTGGCCCGCCAGAAGGAGAAGCCGCATGGCAACCGTAGCCGAGAAGGTCAAGATGCTGGTGGAGTGGGCACCAGCCTTGTCGCTGCTGTCCGAGATTTCCGCCGCCGACACGGCGAAAGAACGGGCAGAAGGGGCGCTCAAACTCATGCGGTTTGTCGCTACCAAGACGGCCACGCCCATCGACGACGATCTTTGTGAGCGGGTGGAGGCGTGCCTCCTGAGTCCACAGGGGGAGGAGTTGTTCCGGTACATCGTGGCCCTGGTCACGGCTGTATCGCAGGCGGAGGTGGACTGATGGCGATGTACCTGCTCGCCGCTGTCGCCTTTGCTGTGGCAGCGGGGGCGTCTGCCCTGCCGTACCTGACTGCGGCCCGGTCGCCGGGAGTCTCACCGGCTGACCGGGCCGGGTGGGTAAATCGTCTGTTCGTCCTGGCGGGGCAGGCTGAGGAGGCGGGTGAGGGTGCAGTGGCGGCGGCGGCTCGGTCGCTGATCGCCGCTCTGGTGGCGGAGAAGGAACTCCCCAAGAAAGCACGGTAGGTCATGGCACGGACGGTCGCAATCTGGGCGGGCCTGCTGATTGGCATTGGGGCCATGACGGCCACCGTCCTGCCCCGCAAGCCCGTCGTGGCTCCGGTCGTTCCGCAGCCCGCTGGCGTCCTGGCTGGCGTCAGTGCGGCCGACGCCGCGATCCTGCGTGAGTTCCATGCGGCGATG